CCGGCACTAAGTAGCCGCCAGCGGAGTTGCTGTCTCCGCTGTGAGCCATTTTGACGCCGTTATCACGACACCACTGTCTGGCCCGCTCGGATCCGGCAACGGTTGCCAAAAGAAACTGACCGCTTAGATAAGCGTCTTCAGTAGCGTTCGGCCCCTTAAAGCTTTTAAGTGCGGTCGATCGCTTTGCGGTTGCCGGTACTCTGATCCGCGGCAGCTCTTCATCGCTCGGCGCGGTCTCTTTGCCTCTTGGTAGCTGGCCGCCGAGCTTCGCCACGACGTTGGCCGCTTTAATCGCGTCAAATCGTTCGGCCCGTGCGATCTGCGATTGCAGAGCCTGAATCTCGCCGGGCTTGTCCGAGGTGCCTTGTAGCTTGTCGACTTCGGCCGACTCTTCCGCGGTTAGATCGCGGTTTTCGGCTTTGGCGATCTCGAAAATCGCTTCACACTTGGCCGCAACGTCGGCCATTTTTTCCCGTAGGGCTTTAATATCCCATTGCATAGCTTCGTTCCTGTCAGTGGTTAGGCCACCGCCCAGAAACGACAAACGGCCCGAGCGGGTGGCGATGGTTAAGTCGCCGACCTGCCGAGCCGCTAACGAGTTGCCCGCACAAATCAGATAATACGATTTGGTAACACTCTAACGAATGCTAGAGCGTTGTCAACTACTTTTTGAAAAAACTTGCTTTCATCGGTCTTGAGCACTTGAACCGCGAACCCGCTTGCGGCTTGATGCGATCGCCTTTCGCCATCGCTGCTTGCCGCATCGCTAACGCCATCGGGTGCCACGAGTCGTCTGATAGCACGCTGTCGCCGATCTCGGTTACGTAGCCTTCGGCCAACGCCTCTTCCGCCGTGTAATACGTTTCGGCGTCAAGTTCCTCCATGACCTTCTTTTTGTCCTTGCCGCTAGCTTCGGCGTAAGCCTGTACGAGCGTGTCGCGGTACTTGTCCAAAACGTCCGCCGTCTTTCGCAATTGCTCCGAGTTGCCGAAGGTAAACGTCCAAGGGTTGTGATTCATCAACATGCCGTTTTTAGCGATCAAACGACGCTCGCCAGCCATCGCGATGTAACCGGCGGCCGAATACGCTGCCGAATCGATGATCGTGTCTGCCCCGCCAGGATGCCGCTTGATTGCGTTGTAAATGGCCCGCCCTTCGTCCACGGATCCGCCCGGGCTGTTGATGCGAATTGTCGCCCGTCGATTGCCAAGTGCCTTCAGGTCGCGAATGACGGTAGCGGAATCGATCATCCCCCAAACCGCTTCGCCGATCACGTCGTAGATGAAAAGTTCCCCAGAGTCTTTATCGAATTCGTACATTGTTTAGCCCTCCAAGGCTGGCAATAGGTCGCGGCGAACGTAGATAGAATTAACGCGGGAAATGGCGATACAGCTATAGCCAAGCGGGCCAGTCTCAAGCTTTTCACCAATTTGCGAAATCGTAGCTTGCAAAATAAAACCGCCTTGCTCAAGTCGCTTGCCCCAGAGCCATTCGGGGATATTTCCTCTAGTATTCCAATTAAACGCCGCATCGAAATGCTCAACACAAATAAACGCCGGCCAAGCCCTTGCGGCAACATGCAAAGCGATTGACAGGTCCAGCCCGTCAACGTCGATAACTACGCCGGCACGTGAATAGTCGAGCTTCGGCAAATCGTTGTACTCGCCAAAAACTGTAGCTAGCGGGTAAATCTGTCTAAGCGACTGCTGTCGCAGTTCGTCGATCTCATAAAGAATCGTGGGGACGCCCTTTTGGTATTGCGGCAACTGCGTAAGCGGCAAATCCTTTCCGCCATCACCTGCACCGATCTCAATTGCCAAATCAATGCCCAACCGCTCCGCCAAAGCGGCCAGATAACCGCTTTCGCCGAACTGCCAGCCGCTACGATGCTCGTCAAGCCACTTAGCGGGGTCGTAAACCGTCCTGACCTGCCAATCATCCATTGCAAACCGCCTCAACTAATGCCTCTGCGCGGCCCGTCCACGTCGCTACAAGCTCCGCAACGGCACCGGCCAAATCATCTGGACCAACTGTACCAGATAGCTCTAACAGCGTCTCATGCGATTCCTTGCAATAATCGGCCGCTATGGCTCTGTCTCCGCCTAGCTCTTCGACAACGTCGCCAAGGGTGTCGCGCCAGGAGCCATAGAAACGATCGATCGACCCGATAAACTTGTTCGGATTGCTTGCGTAGCCGTTTACCCGCTTGGCCTCGACGCCGATTAAATGCTGCACACGCTCCGAAATGACCCGCCGATTACTTGGTCCGACTGGCTCATTGTCGCCGGGCACTTGCTCGGTGTCTGATCGCGGATCAATAGCCGGATTGTCGTACGTGTCGCCGCCTGCGTAGGGGTTCATTGCCAAGTACTTCACGCGGATCTCGTTTGGCGACATGATCCGGCCCATTACCATCTTCGTCGCGAAGTCTGCCGTCTTGCTCATGTCTGCCTTTAGCAGTGCCGAGCGGTCGAACGTAAATGCGTGGGTATAACGCTCCTTTTGCCGTTCGGTAAGGAGCTTCGTCCACGCCTCTTGCTCGATCTTGGTTAGCCAATTGTCTAGGCACGACGTAAGGTATTCCAAATTATGTTCTTCAAGGCTGTTGTATCCTTGCGAATCGCCATCGCCTGGAATCGAGCCTAGCCCAAACCAAAGCATTACGTCCTGTCGTTGAAATTTTCGTTGCTCAAGCCATTGGGAATCGCGTCCGTTCATCGCGACCATATTAGCCTTAATGCCTTCGCGAAGCATCGCGGTTTTGCCTGCGTTATCTTCGCCATCATGGGCATCTCGGAAAAAGTCGAGGAACTTTTTTGCATCGTCTTCATTGCGAAACATTCCGGCCGGGGCTTCTAGAATTAGTGATCCGCTGAAACCCTTTTTCGCAAGCGAAAACACTTGCTTCTCTGCTGCTAGGCCGGTGCCGAAGCTTTCGGCCGCTGTCGCAAAAACGCTCTTGCCCTGGACGCCATCGAAGCCAAACCCCGGCACGTGAAAAACGTCCGCATCCGGAATTGCGATTACCTTTTCCGGGTGCAAAATCATATCGTTGTAGAGGCTCAAATGGTCGTCGCGATCAATAATCGTAAGGTGCCACTTTTCGCCATCAACTAGGCCGGTGTCGCTGCGGTCTGGCAAAAGCGGGATAAGCTCTTTTGGCCTTCCCGCGGCGTCGCGAATGATCGCCGACCGCCAATTGCCCCACAATAAAGCATGCCCCATGCCCTGCTGCTTCCAATGGAAAGCGGTCTGATAGACGTTTGGGCGATAGCCGACAAGCCGATAGGCAGGGTGTGACGTGTCCGGCGTAACTTCACGCTCTCCGAGTCGATTAACAACCATTGGCAACTTGCCGACGTCGCCGCTTATCTTGTTCGTGCAGTACCAAACCGGTGCGTACTTGATCGATTTTGACGCGGTCATCCGCTCATCGAGGTCTTCTAGCGAAAAACCGAAGATGCGGCCAGCAAATTGACGAAACCGTCCGGTGAATTGTGTTAAGTAGTCGAGCATCCTACCCCTACGCTATGAAAAGGCTTCCGGTCGGTCGTGAAGGTGCAAGCATTGCCAGCCGCAATGCCATAAGCGAAGCGACTGCCGCGTCAATTTTCTCTTCGCTGTTCTTTTTGTCCGGCATCATGCGGCCGGCACTGTTCTCGTTCGTCATCATTGCCAAAAAGCAGAACCGCAAAATGTCGTCTTTGTCGTCAAATGTTACCCGATTTTCACGTATTGCGGATGCTATTTCCTGCAACGGCTCGTGAAAATGGTAGGCGTTTTGAGGCATCTTGAGCACCTCTAGGCCCTTCTCTGACAGCTCGTCGCCTAGTTGTGCCGCGTTGTATGGGTCGTATGCCACCGCCTTACATCCCTGGTCCCAAGCAACGGAAAGCAAATCGTCGCGAAGAGACGCCACAACGTACCGAACCCGCTTCAATTGCCCTTCATGGATCCAATCGGCCCACGGCAGCCGCGTTAGATCGCGTGTCGTGTCTTCAACGATGAAGTTTTTAGTCGTTAGCTCGTAACGCCAGATGTCTTTCCCATCTTCGTCGCGGTCGTGTGGAAACCGAGCACACGATGCCCGCGATGCGAGGTCGTCACGCCCGCCAAGGTCGATGCCAGCGGTAATGCAATCGGCAGACTTCCAATCGGATAGCGGCCCCCTGCACCGGTCGAAGTCTGCTGGGTTGATGAATCTGGCGGCGCTGCTGACTTTGCGGTTCCCGTGGTAGCGGATAAACCGAAGCATCGCCGCCGGTGACTCTTGAGCCTTGGTCGCTTGCTCTCGAAGGTATTCGGTTTTGATCGAGACGCCGATATTCGGATTTGCTTTTACCCAATTGCTTTCGTCAAGCGGTTCATCATCTTCATCAAGCTCAAAGACGTATGAAAAAAACGTTTCGTCTTTAATGTCGCCGCGGGCTACTTTCGTTGCGTAATCGTAATCCTCTTGCCAAAGCTTTGACGAATCATCTCCAGCGGTTGTGAAGTCACCGATCAGCGGCTGCACTCTGTTACCGCTGCCGGTAACCATCGTGTCATAAAACTTCCGATGATATTCTTGCCATGCGTGCTTCTCGTCCATGATTACGGCATGAGGATTCAGCCCGTCATAGGGCTTATCGCTACCGACGCATCGGATCGACCCTTGATTGTGGGCAAAGGTGATCTGCCGATTGATCCGCGTCGACGCTTCCAGGATCCGCGGAGACTTCATTCGCATCCGCTCAATCTCCGCGTACATAACCTTTTCAACTTGTTCCTTTTTGGTCGCGCACAAAATCACTTCGGCGACGCTTTCGGGCCCTCCTGTTATCGGGTTGCGATCGATTGCGGCCAGTGCCAACGCAAGCCCAGCCCCAAGAGTACTCTTGCCGTTCTTTCTCGCCATCGACCAGAAGAATCGACGAAAGCGTCGCGACTTGTCCGACGTTCGCTTCCAGCCGAATAAGCACCAAACGCCAAAAGCTTGCCACGCCTCAAGGGTAAAAGGCTTGCCGGCACTATCGCCAATCGAATGGCAAAGCATCACCGGAAAGAAGTCGACATAGGCACCGGCCGCACACGAGTCGAAATAATACGGGAAGCCATCGTCGCCGATCTTGTCGAGGTCATCGACGTGACGCTGCACCGCTGCCCGAA